TTCTAAAGACGGGTGGAGTTAATTTGCGAGCTCTCCCAATTACGGCAGCCCATAGCCCAAAAGTTCGCCGTCAACCATCTGTTTTGTAGGGCGCGCCGGATTGCTTACAGTGTTTGATCCGGCTTTTACACTCACTGCTTTCACAGTCGCCCCAATTTTATTGACGGCGATGTGTTGGCACACATACACGATGACCGACCGATCACCTACCGTCATATTTTCATGCGCGGCTTGGTATAATTTGCTTCGCTCCACAAAATTAAAGTAGCCCAGAGCTGTATGGTGGACACACCAGTATCGCTACTACCGCCCATATTTGGTGGAGCTGAGGGGAGTTGAACCCCTAATCTTCGCAGTGCAAGTGCGATGCCTTCCCAGTTTGGCTACAGCCCCATATTTTATAGGTGTTATCAGGTGGGGGTCGAACCCACATCTCCTTATTTGAAGGAATAGTTGCGCAACCATTATCCTTCATTAAAGTTGTCCTATCCATTAGACGATCTGACCAAGGCGTTCCGGACTACCTTGTTTACACCATATTCAAGCGAGGATATTTTTAGGCCGATATGCCGTTTAAACTACGCGCGCAGGCGGTTGGATTTCTACCAACATCTTCCTCAAGACTTATGTTCTTTGGAGCGACCTGCCACATCAGCCATCTTACTACGGTGCCCCTGATGTCTCGACGCTACGCTGCACGGTTGATTGGTCTAAGTAAGTAGTGGGCATCCATCAACCGCTCCACTCCCGAATTTGTGTAAGTGACATTACTCCGTTCCCACTCAACCAACCACAACTGGCAGCACGCCAGAGTGGAATTACGGATACGATATGGTCACAGAGATAATCTCGAGCGCCACTTACCTGATCTTATTTCAACGGAGGGCGAGAGATATAGAATTTGGAGTTCTTCTCTACCTTGCCTAATAAGTCTAACACGCTCCACCGTGTTTCTTATCAACCCTCAATTATGTTCTTGGTAGGGTCGGCGGGATTTGAACCCACGACCTTTTCCGTGTCAGGGAAACGCTCCCCCAACTGAGCTACGACCCTATTTGGTCGGAGTGAAAGGATTTGAACCTTCGACTTCCTGATCCCAAGTCAGGCACGCTACCATCTGCGCCACACTCCGAAATGTTCTGGCTCCGGTAACTGGAATCGAACCAATAACTAATGGTTAACAGCCATTCGTGATACCGTTTCACCATACCGGAATAATGTTTCAAAAGAGCTAAAAAAAGGGAAACCGGACTGAAATCCGATTTCCCTCAAAATGTTCATACAGGATTTCAATCCTATGCCTATAAGCCGAGTGCCTCCTTTTCACCATCTTTCGGCGCACTCAGGTGGCCCATCAGGGTATTTCTATATGGATTAAATAAATTCGTCATAATTTTCAACCAATCAGACATATAGTATATCATACCACACATCTAATGTCAACATCAATTTTAAAATATTTTTCCTAATAATATCAGTAGGTTACTCCCATTTTGAGACCTTAACCTTGGCACTAATAGGTTTCGTCGCATGAGACCTTTTAATAAATCCCATCTTCGTTAATTTGTCAATCCTTTCAATTACTTCCACATACTTAGGATTTCTTAAATCAATTTCGCCAACATTGAAATTCGTAGCAATATTGACCACAATGATTTCTTTGGTCTTTCCTACTATTTCCAGAATTTTTCTGTCTGTCTTGTCCAGAAATAGTTTGGCTGCCCCTCTCATAAAAGGAATTTTTGCTATTCCCTTTATAATCTTTTCTTTTAGCGTCATCCCCTTTCCTCCATGATATGCTACCTTTATTTATGTTTTTGACGCTAAAATAAAGGGCAGGATTTCTTCTCAACTTCTTTAAGGTTATAACGCCTGCCCTTTGGCCACACCAAATCAATCGGTCAGTGGCTCTCTATTACTATTTATGTTTTTTGGCGACCCGACGAAGAATTTAACTCCGATTTCTTGTTTTGGAGACAAGCGTGTTAACGTTACACCATCGGGCCATATATGGAGCGGAGCGCCGGAATTGCACCGGCGACTATCAGGGGGCTACCCTGCTAGCACTTCTACAGACCCCGCAAATCTGGAAACATAAAGGCAGCATCTTGAAAACTATCGGAGTTCTAATCATACCCTTCCACATCAGTATGATCGTCCGGCTTTTTGTCCGGCCCGTTCTACGGAAGCCTCAGATGTGGCTCTATTGCTTTCCGGCCCCGGTTCCCACCAGCTTATCGGTATTGATACGCCTCAGAGGTTATCTGATACTGTCCGTTTTAATCGGGCGTCAAGTTCACCAGCTGGCCGATAGAATTATCTGCCGTGCCCCCACACTGTTTCCAGAAATATTTGGTGGAGCCGACGGGAGTTGCACCCGTGTCCATAATGGAATGGAGCGTGGGTTCTGTGCTTACACGCTTCCTCAACTTGTTTTTATCCTCTCGCACCCAAGAGAGACCGATGCCCAGAAAGGAAGGAAGTTTCTGTTTCGCGGTCACTGAAGGTTAACTTCCTGTCCGTCAGCGAGGCTATCCGTTGTTTACTTCGTAGCTATCCAACGGAGAAGGACTTTGCTATGAAGGTTTTTTTGAAATCCACTACCTACGGCCAAATTAAACTAAGAACCGTGTCTTGCTCTCACTCTCTCGGAGATTGAGCGTGACGATTAGGCAGCTTCAGCGAAAACAAAGAGGTTGTCGTTGTTTATTGCTTTTGTCTCCTATTAACGTGGCCCGGAGACCAACCACGGCGTGCGCCCACATCCATTCACAAAATGTCGAACCTGTGCGGCCCCAATTTTTAAAAGAACGATTGTGTAAAGATTATACCACAATTCATACCGAATGTAAACATAAATCTTTACCAGTGTTATTACATATTTATATGTCTTGCTCATATTTCTTATCACAAAAAGTTTACATTGTCAATATTTTGTGTTAAAATGATAATGAAATCGTTACTGGAGGTTTGCGTATGAACAGAAAAGGTCTAACCGATTATGTTTCAAATGATATGAACATAACGAAAACAGACGCAAAACTCGCTGTGGACTCCGTGGTTGCCGGAATAGTAAGCGCACTTAACAAGACCGAAAAAGTTACTGTTATCGGTCTCGGTACATTCTATACATTGAAAAGAACAGCACGGACAATAATGAACCCCAAGACAGGGGAACAGGTTGACATTTCAGAGCGAGTTGTGGTAAAATTTAAAGCGTCAAAGATGTTAAAGAAACTATTGAATGAGGCAAAGTAATATGTCAACAAAAATTTGGACATTTGTACATGAGCCGAAAAAGTTTGATGAAATGATATTGAACGATGTTGTCAAACCACGGCTCGAAAAGGTGTTGAAGGAAATCCCAAACCTGATGCTTATCGGCCCTGCAGGAGTAGGAAAAGGTACCTTTGTAAATATATTTCTCAAAGAAACCAAACTCGACTTTATGAAGCTGAATTGTTCCGATGAAACATCGGTTGATGCTATGAGAACGAAGGTGAAAGGGTTTTCACAGGCTCTCGGCATCACACCGTTAAAAGTGGTAGTCCTCAATGAGAGCGATTATCTCAGCCCGTCAGCCCAAGCTATGCTAAGGGATCTGATGGAGCAGGTACAGGGAATTACCCGATTTATCTTTCAATGTAACTATGGTCACAAGATGATACCTGAGATTAAGTCAAGATGTCAGGTCATCGAGATGGAAAACCCGCCCGCCAAACAAATCTATTATCACGTTTCGGAAATCCTCAAAAAAGAGAAGGTCAAAGTAAAAGACCCGAAAGTTGTCGTAAGTCTTATAAAGGATCTATATCCTGATATAAGGGGTATCATCAATACTCTCCAACTGAATACGGTTGAGGGTGCTATTGACAGTATCAGGTACGACCAGACCACCGAAGTTTATAATAAGATACTCAATCATATTATAAAGCGTGAAGTAGAGGAGATCCGAAAGGTGCTGAGAAATCATACCGTGAATTATGTAGATATCTACAAGCACCTGTTTGACAATGTAGGTGAGTTTAAATCACCCGGCGATGCTATCCTCCTTATTGGAGAATACCTTTATAGAGATAGTCTTATCGCCATCAGAGAAATTAATTTTATGACAATGGTTGTTGACATGATGAAGAAGGGTGTGGTATAATATGGATGACACGCTATTCACTGTTCTAAACTCAATTTTTTTAAAGAACAAAATTGAATACGACCAACGGATTGCACCACCATACATATTGACATTGTGGTTATCCCACGATCGTTCGCTTTTACCTATGACCAATAAATTGAACAAACATTTATTCAACCTTCCCGCTGAGAAAGTATATCAGTATTTTTATTTCTCTGTTCCCAAAGGAAAGCGGTTCATTCGCTGGCCGAGGAAAAGCGAGAAGGACAAACAGAGGGAAAAGAAGATAGAACAGCTCTGTGAGGAGCATAACATTTCAAAAAAAGAAGCAAGTCTTTTTATTAGAGGAGAATAAATATGAAACTAAATGTGGAAAATTTTAAGGAAGTCTTAAAAAAGGCGACCTTGAATTTCTCAATCGAGACGGTGCAGCTCAAACTCACCTACGACAAGATTATATCCAGAATGATTATTCAGCATTCAAAAGATGCTATCGTCATACTGGATTTACCTAACAACTGCATTGATATCAAGAGAAATCAGGAATATGTTTTCAACTTTTCGGAGCCGGCTGTTCAACTGATGCCGTTTCTGAATTTGATTGATGATGATGAACAGAAGTCAGATGTGGAGATTAAAATTGCTGACGAGAAGGTAAGCCTTATCGCCGGTAATCAGAAATCCAATATCTTTTTCTGTGCTCCCGCCGTTGTCACTGTGTTCTCAGCGAATGCACCGAGAGAGGGATTGAAATATTTCGTAGAGTTTATGCTGAATGACAACTTTGTAAGATATTTTAACAAGATTAGAAAAATAGGTATGCGGTTCGGGAAGATTTACTACGGTGTTGAAAATGGCGTACTCTATATGGAGACTACTGACAAGACCAATATGTATTCCAACGCCCTTAGATTTGACATTATGGAAATCAAAGAGCCTAATAAGGTACTACTGTTCGATTATAAGCCTATGACCGATATTATGTCCGTTGTGGGTGATGATTTCGATAAATTCAAAATAAGTTTCACATATTTAGAGGAGCAGAAACTTGGAATGGTCTATCTTGAGAAGAACGACCAAAGCGAGAAGTACTATCTTATGTCAAAAAGTGATGGTTGATGTTGACATTTGATTGTGAGTGTGTTATACTATAATAAATCTGTTAAAAAAGTTAGGAGGTTATTATGGACGAAAGAGATACTTGGAACGCTGCTGACGAAAGAGCAGGAGATTTTACGAGGACTACATCAGCCCTTGTGAACGGCGCTGAAATCGCGTTGCAGCCGGGTGGCTCAATGAAAGATGCCGTCATCAACCTTGCAAGAGACGCGGGTTTCGGAAAGTTTAGAGTTCTTCTAAACGGAACCGAGATTAAGCCTTCACAGGCTCCCGAGCTCATCAACGAGGGTGATCACCTTGAGTTGCGCCCCTACGATGTAGCTGGGCGATAAGATACATTATTACCCATGCATGGTGTTTATAGTGGATGATAGGCACAAGATGTTTATCATCCACTATAATTATTTCTAACCCAAAGAAAGGTGTGAACAATGGCTACTCTGAGACAAACACAACTCGCCGGCTCCCCGGATGAAGTAATTAGCAAACTCGATAAGGGTATGGCCGATATTACCAATGCTCTCAATGTTGACATTGAAAGTATTAAATTGGAAGGCCTTACCATCAGGGCAGGCGATAAGATGTATAAACTTCAGCTTGTTGCTCAGACCTCTATTGATGTTGTGGATGAAGTCAGGCGAGAATATAAAGACATCCTCAATCGTAAACTCGATCTTATCAAGGCTACGGTTCAAGGGCGTGTCAATGAAATGTCCGCTTTCGTAACCAATACGAGAGATGAGTATATGAGGAAAGAGGAGGAGCTGAAAAGGCGGCTTGAGACTTCGAGAATTATGCCCGAGATTACAAATCGTCTTGCAGAAAGAGGGTTATCGGTCTCCCTTGGCAACGACCATAGAAATTCCTACAGCTGGCATTATCGTGGTGTCTATTGGCCAAAGACGATTGATGGAAAGAAGATTGACCCGAAATTTGCTAAGAAACTTGTTACGCCCATTGTTTTCCTTATTACGACACAGGGTAAACAGGTTACAGGTGTTTCCACAAGAACGCTGGATGGTCTGAGATATTTCGACCATTACCATCAGGCCACCCCTGATTGCTGGGGTAGATGGACTTGGAAACACGAATGGAACAATCCAGAAGATATTATTGCAATCGCATTAGAAGCACAGGCCGTATTGGAAAATATTAATACAGGATCCATCGCAAAGCGAAATCCGGCCGGGCTTCCGATTATAAATACTCTAAGAAAGTATGTCGTTGCTGACAAGACGCCCGAGGCTATCATTACTGATAGTATTGAGAGACTTGGTATTCGTCCGGTAGGCCCAGAAGCAGCAGTAACAGGAACAGGCCCAATACCAGTTGAGCACGACGAATGGGTGGTAACTACAAGACGCAGATAAAAATGAATGGCAGTTAAATACATTGAGAAGCCTGCCTCTATAAACATTTATTCTTATGTCGGGGATACTCAAGGGTGCGGAACGATACGCATTATTTTTCCGCACCTCTTGTTACCGCATTTGAAAACCAACGGATACAGATTTGTTGGTTTCTACAGTGCCTATTTCGTAGACGATATGAGATTTTACAAGAACTATACATTTGTTCAGTTTCAGAGAGCGGCTACAGAAACACATTTAAAACTTTTAAAACATTTCAAATCGAATATCGGTCGATATTCTAAAACTCCCTTAATTTATGAAGTTGACGATTTACTCATTGGTATCCCCGAGTGGAATTATGCTTGTGGTTACTACAAGGCCTATGAAAAATATGTCTCAGAAATGTTAACCATAGTGGACGGTATTACAGTGTCCACTGACAAACTCAAAGAAGTCCTCTCCCAATATAACAAGAACATCGAAGTAATTCCCAACCATCTTCCCAAATTTATGTGGGGAGAAATCAATCCTGTTCATCTTAACGAACCCAATGTTCTCAAACCGAGAATACTCTGGGCCGGCTCATCCAACCATTTCTCCATAAAACAGGGAATAAAGGGCGGCGATTTTGGTGATGAGCTCTTAAACTTTATCCGCAAAACCGTTGACCAATATCAATGGGTTATTATGGGCGGGGCCCCACAGGAATTGAAAGACTTGAATACCAAAATTGAATTTCACAGGTGGCAGAATATCTTCGATTACCCACGATACATCAAATCCCTCAAAGCTGATTTTGCAGTGGCCCCTCTTATCCCCGGTGTGTTCAACGAATGTAAAAGCAACATAAAAATGCTCGAATATACCGCAAGCGGTATCCCCGGAATATACAGTAAAATCGAACCATATAAGAAAGCACATTTACAAGGTGATAGCGACTGTGAGATAATAGAACATATACAGTCCTTAGCAAAGGATGTGGATTTGAGAGCACAGGCCTTTAAGAAGGATTATGAGGCCGTGAAGGATTTGCTTTGGTGGGAAGATAACAACTATCAAAATCTACGATTGTATGTCAACTCATATCTCAATTTGTTTGAACGAAAGCTAAGGTGGTAAATATGGATGTAAAAGATATCTATATCTCTTTCAGAAAGGCACAATCAGAAGCGCTTGGGCGACCTTATAGGCTTCCCAAAGATTTCGAGTATTACTTCCAAACCAAACTGTCACCGAAGAACAGGGAGGCCCTTGAAACCGCTGTCCAGATGTTCTCCACGAAATGGCGTAACATTGATATTGACAGATACTTCACTTATGGGTTTGAGTTATTCGGAAAAAACTTCACTTATGTAAGAATGTTTGACCGCAGGCTTTTCAATCTGTATGTTGACAGGGATAAGAATGAGAAAAGGGATATCGAAGGCGGCAAGAGAAAAGTCATCGACTCGGCGAAGTTTATAAAGGAGCATTTGAAAACACTTCCTAATTATAAACAAATATCTGACCCGCTACGGAAGTATTGTAACCTGAATGACGGTCTAAGCAAGGTCGCGGTAAATCATTACCTGACGGGCAAGATTGATAAGCTTTTTTTGGTATGGTTGATACGGAGAGGATTTTTACCCCTGACTGACCAAGACAGGGCCCTCATCCCATACATCGTGGAAAACTACAGGATGTATTCCGAAATGGTAGAAAAGCTGACGCCGGTATTCGTAAGGATAGGAGCAGCCTTCGGAGTGAGAGATGGTAAGAAGAATTAATAGAAAGGATTTATTGTCACCACCAGCATCTGCTGGTGATAAAGAAATGATATATGGTGTGGAGGTAGATAAGGAAATAAAAGAAAAATACAAAATAGACAACTTAAACGAAAAAATTAAAAACGAAATCACAAGAAGAACATTAGACGAAATCACAAATTTATTTGAATATTAACGGAGGAATTATAATATGAGTAAATGGATTGACAAGGACTTATTTGACAAATTTGTTCAAGAGAAAGAAAGCGAAGCAGAGAGAAAGAAAACTACCAGACGCGCTGACCGTGTTTGGCAGACACCTGCTATGGGAACAGTAGATAAGCCCAGAATATATGAAGGGCGATTTTTACCAGACCCAACTGGAAAGTTTTATGTAAGATATTATTATCACGGTTTCAGGTCAGGTGAAAGATGGTTTTTCCCTCTTTGCGAAAAGACACACGATTTTTATAACTGGTGTCCTTTCTGCTCTATAACATCAAAACTTTATCTTGGCACACAGGCTGATAAGAAGGTGGCCGGTGTCTATAAGAGGAAAGAAAGGTTCGTCGGCAATTTCTATATCGTAGATGATATGAGAGATAGCGAGAAACAGGACGAAACCGAAAAGGTAGCCGGCACCGTAAAACTTTACGAGTTTCCAAGTGAAGTCGAAACGAAGCTAAAGACAATGGTTACTGATAGGAAACACGGCCTCGGCTATTCTATCTTCGACCCGGGCGATGATGGTTACAACTTCATCATCAAGGTAAGAGCAACAAAGAAGGCAGAGGACGGTAAACAATGGCCCGTATATTCTGACTCCGAGTTTGCACGAAAGGCTGCTGCCCTCGGCACAGAGAAACAGATAAAGACCATTATGGAAAGCAGGTTCGACCTCAACGAGTATGTTGATAGCCTGCGACTTCCAGATGAGGACATACAGACTGTTCTGAAAAACGAGATGTTATGGGATCTGGTAAAAGAAGAATGGTCAAAACATAAGCATACAGATGCTACAGAAGATGAGAAGAAAAGCATCGCTGATTTGAGTGATAGGAAGGAGGAAGAACCAGCAACACCAAGATTGGTAACTCCTAAGAAATCAAAGAAAGAAGAAGATGATGACGGCATTCCAGATTTCAAACCACCTAAAGAGGATAAAGATTTGAAAGACAGGGATCTTCTCAAGGAGCTCGATGAGCTATAATCCGTAGTAACCAACCTGACAAAAGGGAGCAGAAATGCTCCCTTTTTATGTACTACTCTAAGACAGACCGTTAAAATTGAATGTTTCGTTTTATCGTTTCGTTCAAAACCCCTTTGCCCGTACACCGCTTTTTTACAGACCCATCACAAACCATTGAAAATACTGGCCGAAATTTTTTTTCAAAAATGCTAAAGTTGGTATGATTCTTCCAATGCAAGGAGGGTAAATACAAATCCCGAAGGGAGGATACAAAAATGAAGAAACACATGACACAAATTTTGATGGTACTCGCGGTAATCTTGATGACGGCAACATTCACCTTTGCAGAGGCTGCTATGACCACGGCTGAGAGTTTTCCATACTTTCATCTGGGCTGCCTGATTATCGGTGGATTGACTTTCATTTCTCTACAGACAAAGTATGAGAAAATGAGACTGTCCGAGAGTGTCGGTTCTTTCGCTCTTTACACGGCGCTCATCGCCCTGTTCACTGAGCCCGTTGTCAATGTAATCAAAACCCTCATCGGCTAAGAATATAGGGGCCCCTTCCGGGGCCCCGCAACAAAAGGAGCCGGACAATGACAAAGATACTCAACCTTACAGCATGGAGCTTCACAATGGTAATATCGTCTTTTATCTTCCTGTATATCGGAAGGTACATAGACGAAATCCTCAAGACGGAGCCTAATTTCATGCTTGGTCTCTTTTTTCTCGCCATTTTTCTCTGCATAGGAAAATTATACAACGAAGCGTGGAAAAAACGCAATCAGTAGTTGACTTTCCAGTTAATCTATAGTATAATATAAACAACCATAAATATAATCGTGGAAGTGTGATACGATACCGTACCGCACTTCTGCGATTTGGTCTGCGTGGTGAATATATATGATAAATTTAATGAATGAAAGAAATAGAGCATTAGCTGAAGTACTGGGCTTCTGCTGGCACAGATATAAGGGCATTATAATACAGGGCAGACTATTTCAAGTATGTCTGGATTGTGGATTTACAGTGCCTCAAGGCGATGCGATTGACACCTACCCTGATTTTTCCGATGGAATGTGGTTTATGATACTGCATTCACACGTCAAGAAAAACCCAAAATATATGGAGTTTTTCTGTTCCGAGTTTAACCCCTATGCATTTGGAGAACCCATAACGCCCGATGTGTTTGCCAACTGCTTATACCAGTATCTTATGGCTGAAGAAATAAAGAGGATAATAGATGAAAAAAATAGAAATTGTAGCCCCGATGGAGATACACAATCTGGCGAAGGAGAAGGGATGGTGGGATGCCCCACGACAACTCCCTGAGTTATTGTGTCTGATACACAGTGAAATATCCGAGGCTCTTGAAGCCCATAGAAACAATATACCCGAAGGCGAACCGGGTTGTCTGAGTGAAGAATTGGCCGATGTGGTCATCCGTGTATGGGATTTGTGTAGTAGAATGAATATAGATATTGCTGATGCCGTGGAGCGGAAACATAAATATAATATGACACGACCATATCGACACGGGGGTAAGACTTGCTGATGAAAAGAATAGATGAGATAATGAACAAACATCTGGATGAAGAAACCGATGCCGAGGCGACACCATCAAATAGAAAGGCTGGCGAACCAAAGAAATTTGCTGTCGAATATATAGTGAGATCGTCCGGTAAAACTAAAACGATATATGTTCACGCGCCCTCTGCCGCAGAAGCTCGAGAAAAGAGCAAAGTTCTCCTCCAAAACTTTAAAAAGAATAATCCAGATGCGTCCAAAATGAATTGGAGTTTTAATAGCGTAGAAGAAGTATAAAGTGAAAAACCAAATGTGTAAGGAGTAAAATATGTCAATAAAATATGTTACTGTGCGTTGTGATGCAAATGCGGAAGATATTGCACAATTACTGCCACCAAATCACCACATAATTGATCAAATCCCACAGCCGAAAAATGGCACGATTTTATATAAAATCGAGGCGGATGATAATATCAACGAAACATACACCATAAACTTTGGCAGTATGGCTCCCTCTGGTCGTAACTTTTCCACCAGTGGAACCAGTGGAATGGCCGGGTCGAGCGGTTCTGCTGGACGGCCCGGACAGTCTGGACGGCCCGCCCTATCTGAAACAGAAGAATACATAGAACAGAGGTCACGCTATTCCGCACATACAAATCCATCAACGTGGGGCGGAAGGAGACCGGCTTTTCAAAAACGAAGTTTTATAAATATAATAGGCGGGTTCGCCGGAAAATGTTATGACTATGTAAGCCAACCAATCGTTGCATTAGTAATAATTGGTTCTATATCTGCTACTATGGTGTTTTTGATTTTGTGGAAAATATTTGAATGGTAGAAGGGAATGAGCGACTTTTGGGTTACGGTGATTGTCGTCGCGGTCACAATCTTTTTACTATGGCTCAACTGGAAGCATTACAAAAAGAATGCTGGGCCCTTTTGGAGTAGTTAATAATTATGGAAGAAATTGATGATGGGAGCACATCCCATAAACGAATATGTGTAGATTTTGATGGTGTGATACATCAATATAGTAAGAAGTATCACGACGGCACAATTTATGATGGCCCGATGGCCGGGGCCAAAGAGTTCCTGACGAAGATGAAACAGCAGGGATATGGTATAGTAGTCTATACAGCCAGACCCTTTGACACAATCACTTATGAAATCGGTATCCAGAGGATAAAAGAGTGGTTGAATAAGTGGGATATTCCTTATGACCTTGTTACTGGCTGGAAAATCCCCGCTGTAGCATATATAGACGATAGAGCCGTGAAATTCGACGGTAACTGGGATTTTGTAGAAAAGGAAGTAAAAAAACTTTCAGGCGACTATTGAAAAATAGATAAATACAGTATATGGGGGAGTGAGATGTTAAAAATATTGAATATAAAATTGAAGATATACACAACGGACAAGAAATCATATATCTTTGACGCTGAAACCACAGATTATGTAACGGCCAAGGCAAAGGCCGCGGAAATTATGAAAAACGGATATACCGATGAGCAGGAACTCGGCTTCGTGTCGGTTCGCCCAGAGGTTATGTATCCGCCACAATCAATACAAAAGATAGAGATTATTATTGAGAAGTTATGAAAAAAGGTAGTGGGAAGGGGAAAGGCTCCTCTTTTGAAAGAGAAATAAGTCGTTATTTGACAATGTGGCTTACAGGTCAGGATAAGGAATTGCACTTTTGGAGAAGTCCGAGTAGCGGTGCTGTCGCCACGATAAACAAAGGTAATGCTGATATAGCTGGAGACATTATAGCTGTCCAACCGGAAGCCGAGTTTTTTACAAAACTATTCTTTATAGAGTGTAAGACAGGCTATCCGAAGGCCAGCTTTCATCAGCATCTAAAGGAAAATAAAAATTTTGATATTTCCGGTTTCTGGACAAAAGCAAATGCAGAAGCGGAGAGATCTAATAAATATCCTATATTGATATACAGGAAGTTATCATATAATATCATAATCGGTATTGATGATAGGGTGAAAGACTTCTTGAAGAAGATGGTTTGTTTACCAAAATCCGTCAGATTGAATTTTGACAATGGAACACCGTCTATTACTTTTTATGATATGGAAACCTTCTTTGCGAAGGTGACACCAAATATGCTGAGGTCGATTGAATGCCAAGGATAAAAGTCACAAGCTCTGAATATGGAGATATAGTAGCAGCGTTCTTGTATGACAAACTGATAAACCCCGACGCTGTTATCCCAAATCTCAACAATCCAGAGTTTGACGGATTGATGGAAATAATGAACAGGAAGGGCATGCGTGCTGTCCTGATGCATTACTGGTTATCAATGGATCCTCAAATGAGGGTAAAATATAGGCTAATACAGAATACGTTCAGACCATCTAAACCCGGCTCGACAACGATGATAGAAATAAATTGGGAGCAGGCCGTGGAATATGCGCCGGGAGAAGAACCCGGTTTCATTACACGGGCAATTAGAAAGGTCGGCAAGGTGCTCAAGAAGTTCCTGACCGGCGGGTTTGACAAATAGGAGGTAGTTATGATGCCAGGCGAATTTACAAGCGGCACCACACCGGAAACAGATGTATCAAAAGATATCAATAGCCCACCAGCGATGGATCCCGGCAAGATTGCTACAGATGTGGACGATGTTTTCGCAGACGGTTTAAACGGTAGGGATGGTTTACCTGTTTTCGATGTAGAGAAAGACGATTTTTATCAGAATATGTCTCACGGAAGAAAGAGACTGAGATTTAAGAGCGGTTCTTCTGTCCAGACATATATGCAAAAATCAAAATACAACAAACCATTCTACATCAAGCATGGTGAGTATATTAGGAAAGTAAAATGAAATTTAGACACTACATAATCAACGAAATGTCGTATGATGAAAATGTAGGGTTTTCTGAAATGGTACAGTTTTATAAAGTTGCGACACCTTCTGAAATACAGCAGATGGCCAGCATTGTGAAAGGCGATGATTGGGAAAGCTTTAAAAAACTGATAAAGAGAGTTATCGGTGTAACATTAAAATAAAGGAAATAAAATGAAATGTAATTTGTTTGATTTTAACAATTTAGCTGTGCGGATATTCTTTTCATCTGCAGTAAATGCAAAATCGCCAAGACCCGATTATGAATTGTGGCGATACATAGTCTTTGACAATATATTCAAATCAATAACCAAAAACGGCGGAGCTGATGAAGTGGTTCTCGCCGTTGATAACAGAAATCCTTGGAGGAAACAATACTGGGCCCGATACAAAGAGTCGCGTAAATATAAAAGAGACACAAGCGGGGCAGATTGGGATAGGTTTCATATAGAGTTAGCAAAGCTATCGTCTGATTTGAAACATCACGTTCCCTTCAAGGTCATACAAATACGGTCAGCTGAGGCTGATGATATTATCGCTGTCATTTGTATGACTTATCCAGAAAATAAATATACGATTATATCTACAGATGAGGATTATCTTCAACTCTATAATGAGAACACAAGAATATACAATCCTTTGCAAAAAAAGTTTCTCGAATATGACCATCCAGAGGAGTTTGTCATAAAGAAATGTCTTATGGGGCAACCAAAGGACGATATTCTCAATGTAAAGACGCCGTTGGATTGGTCACGCGAGGAAAGAAAGCCCCCACTGGGCGAACAGGCAGCCAATAAGATAATGAGTTACGGATACGAGAAATGGCTGAAGGAAAACAAACTTGAAAAACGTTTCAGAGTAAACAGAATACTAATAGATTTTAATCTTATTCCAAATGTAATTAGAGAAAGAGTATTAAAGGAATATAATGAGTATTCGTATCCAGAACCGGAGCAGATTTTTAACTTTCTAAAAGAAAACGAATTTGGAGCATACATAGACAAGTTCGATATGGTAGAGAAAAAACTTCTTAACCTTTACAAATAGGAGATTAATATGGTAAGCTATGTTATAGTTGATGAAGTTGCAAGAGCTGAGTTTGAGAAATATTTCCAGCTACCTTATGGTTATTCACAGTGTATTATCTTTGATACATTCAAAGATGCCTATGAGATTGTTGATGGCTACCATCCAACACTAAAGAAAAGAATGATAATAGAAAGATGGGAAAGTGGGGAACGAGAAATCGTTTATCCCGAATACATCACGGAGTAAAATATGCTAAGTGAGAACGCAAAAAAGATAATAAAAGATTTATATTCTCTTGGCACAGAAACCGTAGATGAAACCTTTATAAGAACAGCCAAGGAATTTGCCACCAACGATGATGAATTGAAGATGGCTTTTGATTTACAGAAGAATAATATATGGCGACCAAATACCCCAGTATATTTCAATGCTGGAACAGATCACAAGATATTCAGTGCCTGCTGGGTTATCGGTCTGGAAGATACGATGGAAAGTATCTACGATGTAGCGAATACAGCCAGAAAGATATTCCAAAGCGGCGCTGGTATTGGTATTCCTATTGGTAATCTAAGAGAAAAGGAAGCTTTCATATACGAAGGTAATCCAGATAAAGCGCCCACGGGAAAATCCTCTGGCCCAGTTTCGTTTATGAAACTCTATGACGCAGTGGGAGAAACCACAAAATCTGGTGGCCGGACACGAAGGGCCGCAATAATGTGCTCTTTACCCATCTGGCATCCAGACATAAAGGATTTTATAACTTGTAAGGAAATAGACGGTCGGCTATCTAATATGAATATATCGGTGTCCATTACCGATAAATTTATGAAGGCCTTAGAGGATAATGTTACATTTCCCATTCAATCACCGTCAAACGGTGAACAGGTTGGAGAAATGCCCGCCAAAGAAGTATGGGATAAGATTTGTGAGATGGCTTGGAGAACAGGTGACCCCGGAGTTATGTTCATAGATATTATGAACAAATATAATCCACTCAGGAAAATAAAACTTGTGGAGTGCACCAATCCCTGCGGAGAGCAACCGCTCATTCCGTGGGCGGCCTGTAATCTCAGTTCAATCAATGTCCGTAAATTCGTAGATTTGTCAGGTAAAAAACCAACCTTCGGCTTCAAGGCTTTATATGATACAGCATATGCTGTAATGAGATTGATGGACAATCTGATTGATAAAATGCACTTTCCAGATAACAGATTTAGGGATACTGTTTACAAATATCGTCCAGTGGGAATAGGGATTATGGGATTGGCTGATACCTTCTTTGAACTGGGCTTGGCGTACGATAGTCAAGAAGCCAGAGAGTTAGCAGCTGAAATAATGAAAACCATTACCACAGCGTGTGTCGAGGCGAGTGCCGACCTTGCCAAAGAAAAAGGTAAATTTGACAACTATGATACCGTAAAAGATGATATACTTTCTATTGTGGCGGAACATATTGGTGGTAATAAAAAAGTAATGCAAAAGGTGAAAGAATTTGGTCTGAGAAATTACCAGTTCACAACCTGTCCGCCCACAGGAACAACAGCATTGACTGCTGATACTTCCTACGGCATTGAGCCTTCTTTCGGTCTTGTTTTTCAAAAACATCTGATGGAAGGCGGTGGCACGATGAATATGGTAAACCCTGTATTCAAGAAAAACTTCGAGGGAGAGAGCTGGTATAATGAAACACTATTGGAAAAGATTGCGGCCAATGGCGGTTCATTGAAAGGTCTCAGGGGCATTCCAGCCGAAGTCAGAAGTGTATATGTCGTTGCTCACGATATCAAATACAAAGACAGGCTTGATATGCAAGCAAGCCTCCAGCAATACTGTTCTTCAGCGATATCAAGCACCATAAATCTTCCACAGGCAACAACGAAGGAAGAAATATCGGAATTATACAGATATGCTTATTCACAGGGCTTGAAAGGTGTTACGATTTACCGAGACGGCTCCAAGAGGGAACAGCCCATCACATTTACGAAAGACCAAACACAGGTAAAATCTAACTTCAAAAGGCCGTCAAAACTATCGGCCGTATCACATACAATAGAAACAGGAAATGGTAAAATGTATGTCACCATTTCAACACATAACAACAAGCCCGTCGAAATTTTTATGTCGATGGGTAAATCAGGACAACTATTCAATGTCTTTTCAGAGGCGCTCGGCCGAACAATTTCTATTGCCCTTCAGCACGGAGTTCCTCTGGAAAGTATCATCAAGACATTGATAAATATAAATTCGGATAGACAGACTTGGTATAGATTTGAAGAAACTGACCAAAGACCTACTCCGATATTGAGTATTCCAGATGGTATTGCTAAATTACTACAGAGATATTATATCAATGGTGGTAAGGCTGATGCTGAAGATGTATCTGATAGGGAATTGTGTCCAAAGTGCGCGACATATTCTATCGTCCTTGCAGAAGGATGTAAGACTTGTTTAAATTGTGGATTGTCCGAATGTTCATAAATAGTAATATAACAATATGGAGGGTATAAAATGTCAAATCTTAGACGATCATTGACACGAAAAGAAAAGAGAGTATTATCAGAGAACGGCAAAGTAACATATGTTATCGGTGAAGCTGGGGATGAAAAGGCAGCTGATATTGCCCGCAAGTTGGACTCGACCAGACAAAACATATCCCAAACAATTCAAAGAGGAATGGGAAAGTTTTACAAGGCACTCAGTAATACTGAGCCTTCGTGGACACCGTTTCAAGTAGCTGTCGCAATGTCTCAGATGTTGCAACCCGATGCCGGTGTAAAAGAAATGCAGGCTTTCATAAAACTTTTCCCGCCTGCTATCAGAAAAGAAATCATAGCGGATGCGGCCACAAAGCTGCCCGGTATGAAAATAGGAGAATAGTTATGATACAGAAAAAATATTCGTGTGTTATTTGTGGTAAAAAATCCACAGAAGTAATAAAACAAATTGGTAATAACAAGATTGCTATTTGTAAAAACGATGGTCTTGTATTTCAAAATCCGAGGCTGTCAAAAACAGAATACGACCAGATAAACAAACTTTATAAAGACAAGTCGGGCCGTTTTGACCAACAAGTTGATGTATGGAACAAATTGAAGGAGCATTCGGAAATACCACAGAAGCCCAACATTCTCGATATCGGAACAGGCTATACACATCTTCCCGCTTTTCTCGAAAAGAATATCATAGAGTTTACTTATTACGGTATTGAAATGAATAGTGAATATATTACAGAGCTCGAAAATATGGGCGTGGCTATTATAGATACCGATGTTGATAGTGATGCGTGGGCTGTGGAGGGGAAGAATATGTTTGATATAGTTATCATCAGACAAATCCTCGACCATTTTACCGATCCACTCGATGTTCTTAAAAAAGTCTGGGCTGTGTTGAAACCAAAAGGCGTTGTCTTTATATCAGTAACCGATATAATGAAAGACAAGAGAGAGAAACTTTTTATCGGTAATCATATTCATTATTTCAGCAAGGCTACATTAAATCGCCTCACAGAAATGGCAAGGTTAAAACTGGTAGCAGATGGTTACAATAATGATGTTGAATATTGGGGCATCTATACAAAAGGTAGAGCAACAAAAAGTAAGTTTACATCAGTCTATGAGGAGCAGAAGAATTTTCTGACAGCAGAGGAGCCAAAGGAAGAACCGAAAAAAGATGAGGACGCTGAACCTAAATCCTGATATAAAACTTGATTTTGCTGTCTGTTCTAATTGTCTTTATTGTAAAACAAAAGATGGTTCTGTGTATTGTTCACAAGGCCACTTCAGGGAAAGCAGTATAAAGAAAATAACAACATATACACCATATGACTTTAATTGCCTGACATATGACCCGATGGATTAGGAGTATTGTATGATCTCGTTAGAAACTGTACGCGAATTTGTGTATTCTAATTTTCCGAAAGTATCTGCATCAAAAGGTGGAACACATTTCCACGCCAGATGCTCCCTTTGCGGAGACAGTAAGAAAACATTATCGAAAAAAAGATTTCATATTGATTGGAACAACGGTGATCCCATATACCACTGCTTCAACTGCGGGGCATCCGGCTCTTTTATCCATCTATATTCGGTTATCAAGGGTGTAACCATTCAAGAAGCTAAAAAACAGCTTACCAAATATGACCCCGATGAAATAAAGAAAGAATTGA